CTTTCTCTGGTGGTGCTGTTACTACGGCTACGTTGCCTTTGGCTATTACTAGCTCAACGGTTCGCCTTGACAACCCATCTTCTATTTCGGATATTGGAACTATCGCTAACGGAGACCGATTCCTGATCTGGGACGTTAGTGCATCGGCTTGGCGACGCATTGATTATTCTGTTCTCAGTGGACTTATTAATCCCGGGGCATATCAGTCTGCTCCTGAGCTTGTTGCTCGTACAAGTACAGCGTTATCACTAACAGCTAGTCCTCAATATTTAGAGTTTCAAAACGTAGGTCCTGGAGCAACTGATTCTAATAAGATTGGAGATGCTCTATCATACTTTGAACTTACTTCTGTATATGGCGGAACAAATGATTCAGTAACGTTTCTTGAAGACGGAGGTGTTTACCAGATTATGCTTTGCGCACCTTTAACGTCAAGTGGTGGCGCTGGTGTTGAAGTTAAGTTTAACTTCCAAGTTAATGGGGTTACCGTTAATTCCAACCAAACAACTCTTGGTTCAGGAACAGACCATTTCATCACTCAGTCCACATTCGTGAACTTGAACGGTGGTGATATTATCTCTGTTACTGCACTAGAGACTGGTTCTGGATCGGTTGAACTTGATCAGTACGCAATACTCCACTTCCGCAAACTCTAATGACCAAGGAGGAAGCACGTGTAGAGCTGTTCATCTTTGCGAGGAACAGCTTTGAAGAGATTGCTGAGAAGGCTAAAGAACTTGGCGTGTACGATGATTTTATGATGATCGGCACGGTAGGTCTTGTAACTGGAGAGCACAAAGGAAAGAACGTGGTTGAGTCTATCTCTACTATCGACGTTGACTCTACGGAAGAGATGAATTCTTTGCTACTGTATCTTGCAACATCTTACCAGGAAGATGATGACGATGAAGATGGAGACACTTCAAATCCTGACTTCTGGCTAAATCTAAATTAAATGAAATGGACCTTATTCGTAAAATCATTGCGGGAACTGACCCGCTGAAAGCCTTAGCCTACTATGTGGGCCAAAAGGCTGGAGACGGAGAGATTGATTCTATCATACTCGACGGATCCCACCTTCATAACCACGGAGAGCGTCGTTATCTTATCTATTTGAAGAAGGAGAACGGCATTATGTTGTGGAAGTCTATTGAAGGTATGCCTACGATTGTAGAGTACGATTGCAACTTCTAGTTGCGCTAAACTTTTATTTTAATTCATATGAAACCACTATACCATATTTTGGTACATATCCCATCGGCTGTCAATGAGACGATGAAGGTTGGAGAAACCGAAATCTACGTAGATACCAAGTACAACGAGTTCCAACATCGCACGATGAAGGCGAAGGTTGTAGGTGTTCCAGCGAAGTTTGATTCTCAAGTGGAGGTTGGAGATTATGTGTTCCATCACCACCACGTAGCAATCAATGATAATCAAGTTGTTGACGCTAACGAAAAGATCTACCGCGTCAACTACGACCCGTTTGGTGGTAGCGCTAACCAAGCATACTTGATTGAGAAGCCAGACGGAACTCTTTTGGCTGTGGCTGACTGGGTATTCTTGGAGCCTGTAGATGTAGAGCCCGAACTAAAGAGCGATGTTATCGAATTAGTTACGTTTAAGGAGCCAGAGAAGCGCTGGGGACGTATCGTATACGGCAGCCAGTGGCTGGAGTCAGAGGGCCTATCTGTTGGTGATGTGGTATACTTTGCTAAGGATGCTGACTACGAGATGGACATCAACGGTCGCAAGCTGTGGCGTATGCAAATCCATCATCTGCTATGCGTAAAGAAGTAAAGTTCACCACAGCAAACGCTGCGAAGAACCTCATCTCCGCTATGGAGGCTGCCATCCAGAATATGACTGAAGAGATTCGCAAGCCTGTGGATCCTGAGCTTACTGGTTCTGCTCGCAAGGCAGAGCTTCAGGCCATCAAGGATACTGCCTTGGCCTGCAAAGAGCTTATTGTGGAGCGCCAGAAGCTTGAACAGCTGATTGGAGACCTGGAGGAGTCCGGAGGTTTTGAGGAGGAAAAGGACTTCAAAGGAGGATTTGCAGAACGAATGGCTAAGAAGTAATGGCAGGGCTGAAGATGATAGACGGCAAAGAGGTGGTGAACATCTGTCCCAATGGGTCGGATGGTCCCATCATTGAGATTGAGTCTATTCTGATTCAGCTACCTGAGATGCCGGATGATATCCTATTCAAAAGTTCACCATTAGTGAACCAAAAGTGGCAAAGATTTGAATTGCCCAAGGAGCTTGCTCAGATTCAGAGTATGGATGACTGGTACGAGGCACCGCGCGAGTTCCAACAGAAGTGGAGCCCGTATATTGAGGAAGAGTTTCGTAGAAGGAGGGAGGGCCTTTGGTTTATGAACAAAGGCACCCCCACCTACATCACGGGTCACCACTATATGTTCCTACAATGGAGCAAGATTGACATCGGATATCCTGGCTACCTAGACTTCCAGCGAAAGCTGTTCACACACTTTGCGGCGTGCGAGGCTGATCCTAGGTCCCTTGGCCAGATATACACCAAGTGTCGACGCTCTGGATACACCAATATGAGCGCTGCTACACTAGTGGATGAGGGCTCACAGGTGACAGAAAAGCTGTTGGGTATTATGAGCAAGACCGGTACGGACGCTCAGGAGGCGGTGTTTGGTTCTAAGATTGTACCCATCTTCCGTAGCTACCCGTTCTTTCTCAAGCCTATCCTTGACGGTACCACGAACCCACGTATGGAGCTTGCGTTCCGGGAACCCGCAAAGAGGATCACTAAGAAGAACAAAACATCTTATCGCGGCGAGGCACTTGATACCATCATCAACTGGAAGAATACGACGAACAACGCATACGACGGTAGTAAGACCCATATGCTGTTCCTTGATGAGGCTGGTAAATGGTTGAGTCCTAATGATATACGCGAAGTATGGCGCATCCATCGTACCTGTTTGCTTGTTGGACGTAGGGTAATCGGAAAGGCTATGGTCGGTTCCACAGTAAACCCATTAGATAAAGGAGGCCGTGAGTTCCGTGATCTGTACTATGACTCAGACCCAAATGATCGTAACGAGAACGGACGTACTAAAAGTGGTCTATATAAAATCTTTATTCCAGCTTATGAAGCGTTAGAAGGATTTTTTGACCAATATGGTATGCCAATCATTGATGATCCGGAGGAACCAGTAATGACGGAAGACGGCACGTTCACATCTATTGGAGCACGTACGTTCCTAAAGAACGAGCGCAAGGGCCAACAGAACAACAGCTATGAACTGAACGAGATTATCCGTCAGTTCCCGTTTACGGAGGACGAGGCATTCCGGGACTCAACGAAGTCTTCGCTGTTCAACATCCAAAAGATCTACGAGCAGATTCAACACAACGAAGAGCTGTTTCCTAACCCGGTAATCATTGGAAACTTTCAGTGGAAGGATGGCAAGCCAGACACGGAGGTTGTCTTTGCGCCCGATCCAAACGGGCGCTGGAGAGTAGCTTGGCTTGCTCCTCCTGATATTCGAAATAAACGAAAGACAGAGAATAACAAGCTCGTAGCTCCTAATTCTGCGTTTGGCGTAATGGGGGTTGACTCCTACGACCTTGATGCCACGGTCGACAACCGGGCATCGAAGGGCGCTTGCCACATCTACAACAAGTTTTCAATGGAGCATCCGGCGAATATGTTCGTTGCGGAATACGCTAGTCGTCCGCCACTTGCGAAGATTTTCTACGAGGATGTGCTGATGGCTGCTGTTTTTTATGGATACCCTGTGCTTATAGAGAACAACAAGTATGGGATTGCCCGGTACTTTGAGTCGAGAGGGTACGATGAATATTTAATGGATCGTCCCGCACATTTGGCGACGACGGCAATGAAGACAAGCGTCAAGACCAAGGGCATACCATCTAACAGCCAAGACGTAATTCAAGCTCACGCTCAAGCGATTGAGGCATACATCCACGACCACGTAGGCATAAATAATGAGACTGGTCAGTTCGGGCGTATGTATTTTAACCGAACATTAGAAGACTGGATTAACTTTAAGATTGACGACCGAACTAAGTTTGACTTGACGATTTCGTCTGGATTAGCACTTCTCGCAGCACAAAAACAAGTAAAGCAGGTCAAGAAGGTGAACTTCAATGACAAGGTTTTCTTCCGCAAGGGTAAGGAAATTACGCGCTAAGATAACTTGTACCTTTGTGTATAAACTGCGATAAATGGATCAATACTCAGTTAAAAGCAACGGATACGATTCTACGTTCCCCGATCCGCTAGCTTCCCACGAGGTAAAAGCTAGCAAAGGATACGGCCTGCAATATGCAAAGGCTATTTACGGCCAGTGGGGTAGTGCCCAGTGGGAGGGCTCATTGTACAGCAAGCGCTGGAAGGAATTCGAAATCTCACGCGACTACGCCAACGGTACGCAAGACACTTCTATTTACAAACAAATCCTTACGTCTCTTGACCCAAACAACGGAGATGGCTCGCTGGTAAACCTTGACTGGACTCCAGTGCCCATCGTTCCTAAGTTCGTTAAGATTGTAGTCAATAAGATTCTGTCGGCTAAGTTCTATCCCAATCTCGAGGCTATTGATCCGTTGAGCCGCAGCGAGAAGGACATTGAGAAGAACAAGGTAAAGATCTTCATCGAGAACAAGGACGTACTGAAGGAAGCCAAGGAAAGCGGACTACGTACCGAAGTTGACCCAGATGCTTTACCTGATACTGCTGAAGAGGCAGAAATCTTCCTTGAGACCAATGTGAAGACGGCAGCAGAAATCGCTGCACAAATCGGCACGAACCTTACTCTTAGCTGGAACGATTTTGACGAGAAGATTTTTCGTCGTAACGTAGAGGACCTTGTTACCTGCGGTATGGCTGTTGTTAAGCGCAGCAACGACCCGAACTACGGAATCGTAGAGGAATATGTAGATCCTGCATATTTCATCCACAGCTTCACCGATGACCCCACGTTTAGCGATATCACCTACGCTGGACATATGAAGCGTATGAGCATTGCTGAGCTCAAGCGTCTTGCTGGTGATCAGTTCACGGAAGCTCAGTATGAGAATATGGCTCGTACGGTTATGAATCGTTTTGGTAACGATCCTAACCGCTTTATGAACTCACAGTACGACGTGGGTATGGAGCGCTACTACTACGGATACGACGAGTACACCATCGACGTGATGGACTTCGAGTTCGTAAGCGTAGACAATATCATCTTCGAGAAGAAGGAGTCTCGTTTTGGTAACGTAGGTTTCTACTTCAAGGGCCACAAGTACAACGCTCCTCAGCAGAGCGTGTACGACCGTGAGGCTGTTTATATGCAGAACCAGACGCTCTACGGAGGTAAGTTCATCGTAGGTACGGAGTATATCTTCGACTACGGAGTAAAGAAGAACATCCCGAAGAACGTACACGATTTGACCCGCACCCGGATGAGCTACAGTGCTGTGGCTACGAATATCCGCCGGATGATCCCGAAGTCAATGGTAAGCTCTGTTATCGGCTTCGCTGACCAGATCCAAATCACCCACTTGAAGCTACAGCAATCTATCGCTAAGGCTAAGCCTGATGGATTGATTGTAGACATCGAGGGATTGGAGAACGTACAGCTTGGACGTGGAGGAGAACTCCAGCCTTTGGATATCCAAGACATCTACGAGCAGACTGGTGTGTTTTACTACCGCAGTAAGAACCCTGATGGTAGCTTCCAGAATCCGCCTATCCGTCCGTTGGATAACGCCATCCGTAATATTAACGAGCTTATCACCATCTACAACCACGCACTGCGTATGATTCGTGACGCTACGGGCATCAACGAAGTGATGGATGGTTCTAGTCCTAAAGGCGATCAGCTAGTTGGCGTGCGCCAGCAGCAACTGGCAGCAGCCAACAACGCTCTCTACGACATCACGAATGCCTCTATGGTTCTTTACCGTAAGGTATGTGAAGACGTTGTCAAGTGCCTGCAAATTTTACCTCCCAAGTCTATTCTTTACCGTGCGTACGAAACGGCTATTGGACGCGAGAATATGGCTGTGCTGACGAGCTTTGCTAAGCTTCCGATGTACAACTTCGGAGTACGTGTGGTGACGGATATGAACGAGGTAGACCGTATGTATCTTGAGCAGAACATCCAAGCGTCTATTGCTGCTGGTGAGCTGGACATCGAAGACGCTATGGCTATCCGTCAGTTGCGTGATATCGACCAAGCCGAGCGACTGCTGATTGTGCGCCGTAAGAAGCGCATCAAGCAGCGTCAGGAGATGGCCCAGCAGAATTCTCAGTTCCAAGCACAGGCAAACGCACAGGTGGCTCAGGTTACCAGCCAAGCTAAGATGCAGGAGGAGCAGATGAAGGCTCAACTTGAGCAACAACGCATCCAACTAGAGGCTATTGCAAAAGCAGAGCTGTTGAAGATTGAATACAACTTGAAGATGGAGCTTGCTAAAATCCAAGGCGATTACGGAATCAAGGAACAACAGATTGAATCTGGAGTCCGTCAGAGCGCTGAACAAGAAGCTGAGGATCGCAAGGACGAGCGCATTAAGGAGCAAGCAGTTGCCCAAAGCAAACTGATTGCTCAACGCAAAGGCGAGCGTCCTGAGCTCAACAAAGAAGACCTCCAAGGAGAGGAAGACATCGTAGACATCATCTTAAGCGGTAGCTGATAAAGAAGTAAATTTGCACTATGGCAGCCTGTACGAACCCATCTGTAGTAAATCTAGATAATGCGCAACGAGTAGACATCGTATGCCGCAAAGGTGATACGTTCTCTATTGAGATTGATTTTTACGACGCTAACGACGACCCCATTGATCTTACTGGATATACCTGGAAAATGGAAGTGTCTGAGAGCGACACGTCTCCTACTCCTATCCTTGACTCAACGGATTTTAGCTACAACGGAAACTCTAGCGGTAAGCTTTACGTAACGGCTACGGCAAATACTATGTTGACAATTGACGGAGGTATGTACATCTACGGCCTTCAGAGTAACGACGCTGGTACGGTCAAGACTTGGCTGTACGGGCTATTCACTGTTAACGAGGACGTAGTAGAATGAGTGCAATTGTAGTACGCGAAGCTGCGAATAATGTAACGGTAAACGAAGTTCAGGGCACCACATTGGTGGCCAACCAGAAGGGCAACACGGTTACTGTTACTGGCGTTATTGGCGGTGTAAGCCTTGACGCAAACTTCGTCTACACTCAGTCTTCACCTTCTGCGACGTGGGTTGTTACGCACAACCTCAACAA